GCAGCGATGGCTTTGAAAAAGCCCTATCCGCTGGCGCAGGCTTTCCGCAACGATGAGATACACTGCCAGCGGGTGCTCTGCGATTATCTGCATCTGCTGGAACGCTGGAAGGTCGAATATGCCCCGCAATCGCCGGAGGATGAACTGGATGACCGCTTTGTGGAAGCCTGTCATATGATCGAGTATGTAAATGATTTGTTGGACGTTCTCATGTTTGCGGAACTGAAGCAGCGTGTGAAAGCGGTGGATATGCTGCTGAAGGACGGCACTATCACCGCGCTGGAGCAGCGGCTCAGACGTCTGGAAAAGGAGGTGCAGCACCATGGCGAAGAACGAGCAATCGCGTGAGGCCAACCAGCCCATCTGGTTTGACGGCAAGAGTATCAATGAAGCCCTGTTTTGTGATGATTTTCTCGGCAGACACAAAATCATCTACACAAACGGGGCTTTTTTCACGCCTGATGGCCGCGTGACCGATGAGCTGCCACTGCGTGGAGAAATTTTTGAGGAACTGAAATGCTGCGCGGTCAGCAATATCCCCCGCAAAATCAGCAATATCGTGGAGCTGATGAAGCTGGCGGCGCTGGTAGAGGATTTCCCGCCGGAGGCTGACCGCATTCATCTGGCAAACGGCACGTTGTTTCTGGATGGCTCCTTTACGGAGGGAAAACCGGACATCGTGCGTTGCCGCCTGCCGGTGGCCTATAATCCCGATGCGCCCACGCCGACCCGCTGGCTGGCTTTTCTGGATGGGCTTCTTTACCCGGAGGACATTCCCACTTTGCAGGAATATATCGGCTACTGCCTGATCCCCAGCAACAAGGGACAGCGCATGATGGTCATTAAGGGCAATGGCGGCGAGGGTAAGAGCCAGATCGGCGCGGTGCTGTCCGCCCTGTTCGGCAGCAACATGAAGGACGGCAGCATCGGCAAAATTTCCGAGAACCGTTTTGCTCGCGCTGATCTGGAACACATTCTGCTGTGTGTGGATGACGATATGCGGATGGAGGCCCTGCGTCAGACCAACTATGTCAAATCTATCGTCACCGCCCAGGGCAAGATGGACTTGGAGCGCAAGGGCAAGCAGAGTTATCAGGGATGGATGTGCGCCCGGCTGCTGGCATTCAGCAATGGCGACTTGCAGGCTCTCTTTGACCGCAGTGATGGCTTTTATCGGCGGCAGTTGGTGCTGACCGCCAAAGAGAAACCTGCCGACCGTGTGGATGATCCCGACCTGGCAGAGAAGATGAAGGCCGAGGTGGAGGGCATTCTGCTGTGGGCTTTTGCGGGATTGCAGCGGTTGGTAGCGAACAACTTCAAGTTCACCGAGAGCCAGCGCACCAAAGAGAACCGGGAGGCCGTCAAGCGGGACAACAATAACGTGTTTGATTTTCTGGAATCCGAGGGCTATATCCGGCTGAAAGCGGATGCGTCCATCAGTTCAAAGGATTGCTACGACATTTACCGGATGTGGTGCGAGGAAAATAGCCTGACTGCACTCAAACGCCGCAGCTTCAGCGATGCGCTGGTGGCAGCCTGCGGTAAGTACAATCTGGAACACTGCAACACGATTACCAATTCGGCAGGACGCCGGGTATGGGGCTTTATGGGGATCGAGGCAGTGGCAAGGCCGCATATAAACGAGTTTACGGACGCTTCACAGTGTACGTACGTACCGGAAGACTGGCGGGATTGATTTCCGATCTGGTCGCCGGTACGTATGTACGCAGCGATTGACCCTGTTACCTCATATATTGTAGAGGCGCTTCATTTGGATAAAGTGGTCGTGCCCATTTTGGGTACACCTATTTTGATGTGTAAAAGTGGTTATGGATATTTTGTCCACCACCAGAACCGTGAAATTCTTCGCGCTTTTGTGCTGTGAAATAGGTGTGGTCATTTTGACCACACCTGAAGCGGTCAGTAAAAGCGGTGATTTTGCAGGCATATTTTAGAGCAATCTCAAAACAGCGAAATGTTTCTCTTTTATCCGTATACAGTTCGCCGGATGGCGGCTCACGGAACGACGTACAGATTGCAGCATTTTGTGACAATACAGCCCGAACAGTGAAAAGTCCCGCATTTCTGTAAAGTCGAATATTCCGCCGTTGACCAACGATACGCAGGGAATCATTTCTATCGCAAAACAGCATTTGCACAAATTTCACCATTGACCAAAGCCGGTGCGCTCCCCAGCGTAGCCGGTTCTTTTTATGACGCAACCGAAAATCATGTTTTATCTATCAAGTGACAAAGGGCTTCACTTGCGAAAATGGAGGAATATATTTTATGAAGTCAAGTATCCGAAACGAAATCAAGGCGCAGATCATCCGCGCCGGTTACACCATGCAGGAAGTCGTTGACCAGCTGCACGATGAGTATGGGTGGAGCGACAGCGTATCCAATCTTTCCGGAAAATTGCAGCGGGAATCGCTGCGGTATCGGGAGGCCGTGGAGTTGGCTGACGTGCTGGGATATGACATTGTCTGGCAGAAACGGAGGGATTGAGTATGGAAAAAGCACAATACGCGATTATGCGATTTGCCAAATATAAGGGGCCTGAAATCGGCAATATCGAGGCCCATAACGAGCGCACAAAGGAAAAGTACGCCAGTAATCCCGATGTGGATACAAGCCGAAGCAAGTACAACTTCCATCTGGTCAAACCGCCCGGCAAGTACCGGGCCGAGTCAGAGAGGCAAATTGCCGCTGCCGGATGCCGTACCCGGAAAGACAGTATCCGTATGATCGAGACGCTGTTCACAGCCAGCCCGGAGTTCTTTAAGGGAAAGAAACGGGCGGAAATTCGGGTATTTTTCGAGGAAGCTCTGCACTTTCTGGAACAGCATCAGTCCAAAGAGACAATTATATCCGCCGTGGTGCATATGGACGAGAAAACGCCCCATATGCACCTTTGTTTTGTCCCTTTGACGGAGGATGGCAGGCTCAGCGCCAAAGACATCATGGGCAATAAAAAGAAGCTGACCTGGTGGCAGGATGAGTTTTGGAAACACATGGTCAAGAAGTTTCCAGATTTGGAGCGTGGCGAGAGCGCCAGCCTGACCGGGCGCGACCATATCCCGCCCCGCGTATTTAAGGAGATGACCAGACTGACCAAACAGAAAAGCAAACTGGAGGATCTGCTCACTGGAATCAATCCCTTTAACGCCAAAAGCCGGGCGGAGGAAATCTGCAAGATTCTGGATAGCTATATTCCCAGCGTGGAGAAGATGGACACGCTGCTGCGGAAATATGGCGTGGCTTTTACGAAAACAGCATCCGAAAACAAAAAGCTGAAAACGAAAAATGCCGAGCTGGAAGAATCTCTTGCATCGGCGCAGAAGGTCAGCACCCTAAAGCAGATCGAAGACCTCAAGCTGCGGCGCGACTATGACAGTGCCGTGGCGATTTTGGAACAGATACCGGCAGAAGTTTTGAACATCTATGCGCAGAGCAGCCATAGAGGAAAGGAGCGGCCTATTGAGCAAAGTTTATGATGATCCAAAATATAATGCGGCATTTGACCGCTGTGTTGATGTGATGGCGCGGCTGTTGCAGAAGTACGGGCCGCAGCTGTTGGAGCAGATGCAGGAGACTGCGAAGGATGGCTGTACACAGTCTGCGGTATCAGGAAAGCAACCCGTTCCTGTGTATCAGGAATTTGACAAAGCCGCTTGATATAAATTAAATTTACACGTTGCGTATTTGTTTAGCGTATGCTATAATAAATACGCAACGTGTATTTTGCTTTATGGGGTAAATGAAATGGACTGCAAAACCAAAATAAAAGAACTGCGGGAAAGCACCGGCATGAACCGCAAGGAATTTTGTAAATATTTTCGGATTCCCTATCGGACTGTGACAGAGTGGGAACTGGATAACCGCCATGCGCCGGAATATGTACTCCGTTTGTTGGAGTATTACATTCAGAATGAAGGTCTGGCGAAGAAGAAAGTAACGGATGAATGTTCAGAGCTGGAAGAAAGGAGCGGCCTGCATGAAGAAAACTAAAACAAAATGTTATCTCTACACACGGGTATCTACATCCATGCAGGTGGACGGATATAGTCTGGATGCTCAGCGAGACAAGCTGCGGAAATACGCTGAATACGAAGATATGGTAGTGGCCGGTGAATATTCTGACGAAGGCTTTTCCGGCAAGAATATTCAGGGCAGACATGAATTTCAGCGGATGCTGCAAGACATTCAGGACTGCAAAGACGGCGTGGAATATGTGCTGGTATTCAAGCTGTCCCGGTTCGGCAGGAATGCCGCTGATGTGCTGAATTCCTTGCAGCTGATGCAGGATTTCGGCGTCAATCTGATTTGTGTGGAAGACGGCATTGACAGTTCCAAAGATTCCGGCAAGCTGATGATTTCTGTCCTTTCTGCGGTGGCAGAGATTGAGCGTGAGAATATCCGGACACAGACGATGGCTGGACGAGAGCAGAAAGCCCGTGAGGGAAAATGGAATGGCGGCTTTGCTCCTTATGGATACCGCCTTGAAAAAGGCGAATTACTGATTGCCGAGGATGAAGTGGATGTGATCCGTACTATCTTTGACCGTTATATTCACACCAACGATGGTGTCAGCGGCGTGGCGAAATATCTGAACCGGCAGGGCTTTGTGAAGAAGTTGCGGCAGAACGGCACCATTCCTGGTTTTTCTGCCAGCTTTGTGAAAAGTATCATTGATAATCCGGTATATATGGGGAAAATTGCCTATGGCAGACGCCGGACAGAGAAGAAGATCGGCACACGGAATGAGATGCACGTGGTTGAGCAATCGGAGTTCCCTGTGTACGAGGGGAAGCATGAGGCTATCATTTCAGAAGAAGATTGGAACCTCGCGCAGGAAAAACGGAAAATCAATGCTTACCGGCGTGAGAAAGTCAATGACCCTACCCACGCACATATCTTGTCCGGTATTCTGAAATGCCCCTGCTGCGGCAAAAGCCTGTACGGGAATATTGCGAAAGCCCACAGTAAGGACAAAAAGACCCGCTATTACTATTACTGCAAGAATACCGTTACACCGACTGGTCATGAGTGCACTTTCCGGCTGAACATTGAACAGACAGAGATGAACCGCATGGTAGCGTCAATTATCTCCGCTATGGTCAGCGACCCACGGTTTGCGAATGCAATCAAGGCGAAAATTGGCTCCGCTGTCGATACGAACGATTTGGAGAAGCAGCTGGAAGCATTGCAAGCGCAGCTTCGGCAGACGTTAGGCACAAAAGCCCGCCTGGAACGGCAGATGGACGGTTTGGATGTGAATGACCCGTATTATGACCGGAAAATTTCTGATTTGCAGCGTCGCTATGACGAGCAATATGGTAGAATAGATGAGATCGAAGTCCAGATTGACGATGTGCAAAGCCAGATACGGAATATCCGACAGGAGAAAATTTCTGGCGACAACATTTACCGCCTGCTGCTTGCGTTTGATCAGGTCTATGAAGCCGCCTCCGAGGTGGAGCGGAAGGAGTTCATGCGGGCGTTCATTGAGCGGATCGAATTGTTCCCGGAAAAGCAGCTGGACGGTAACTGGATCAGGAAGATCATCTTCAACTTCCCTGTTCCTGTAAATGGGACGGAAGTGAAAGAATTGCCCTTGGAAAATGAAACAATGGTCGAAACAGTCTGTTTATTATCACGTAAATAAGCGGTTTTACAGGCTTTTATGAGTGTGGTTCAGTCTATTTGCCACCCATTTGCCACCGTAATTTTTAAAATAATCACTGAACAAAGAAAAGGGAGTGAACACGCTGAACAATCAGCGGATTCACTCCCAATATTTTTATTTATGACGTTTTTGCTTGTGTGATTTTTTCAAAGAGATCAACAGAACGTTCAGCCATTTTTTCTGTATCATGCACGTAGGTCTGCAATGTAGTTTCTATATTGGTGTGTCCTAATCGTGTCTGAACATTCTTAACATCAGCACCGGATTCAATCAGCAGTGTTGCGTGTGTATGCCTTAAGCTGTGATAATCAAAGGCAAGATGCATTTCATGGTGTATAACCCTACTGCAATACTTAAATGAATCAGTAGAAGTATACTGACCGTTTTCATCAATACACACCAATCTGATACGCTGTAGTGGACTTTCAACACATTTTTGAATAGGTACAACCCTGATCATGTCATTACCTTTTTCATCAGTTTCAATCTTTTTAACATGAATCGTGTAATATTCCCCATACTTCATTTCATTCTTGAGTTGTTCAGCTTTTTCCTTTTTCAATGCCTGATATAGTGTTTCACCAAAAGGGACTTCACGAACAGAAGTAAATGTTTTTGGTGTAGTAAAGTACCAAGATGAACGCTGTTCTTTCTTACCTTTCTTTTCAACAACCTTTCTTACATCTGCCCCAAAGTTACGTTTTACAATCTGCTTATTTACAGATATTTTTCTTTTATCAAAATCAATATCATCCCAAGTAAGACCAAAGGTTTCTGATATTCGTAAGCCTGTATAAAATCCGATCATTAAAGGTATATAGTACCGGGTGTTTTGAAATCTGTCACGAATCTTACACCATTCATCTAACGTCAGTACAATTCGTTCACGTGGTTTTCTTTCAACCTTTGGAAATTTCACATACTGCATAGGGTTTGACTGTAAATAGTGCATTGGTTCAACTGCATAATTCAGTGCTGCACTGAATACAGATAAAATACCAACTAAATGACTTTTTGAATTACCGTTCATTTTTAATTCAACAGCGTACTCCTGTAATACTGCCGGGGTGATTGCTTTTAGTCGGTATACACCGAACTTTGGAATTAAATGCCCTTGAATGATTCTTAAATACCCTACTTGGGTGTTATATTTAAGGTTGGTCTTACAGTACAGATCAAACCACTGATTCAGGTAATCAGCAACCGTTATTTCTGTCGGTTCAAATACAGTTCCGGCATTATTGTATTCATTCATAGCAGCAGTCAATGCCTGTTCAGCTTCTTTCTTGGTTCTGAATCCACCCTTTTCTTTTTTCTTTCTTTTACCGTCAATTTTTCCAAGGTCAAAATAATATGACCATGTTGTACCTCTTTTTCTTACTCCACCTTGCATAAATAGCACTTCCTTTCATTGAAAATGGGTGCATTTAATAAAGGAATGTGCTATACTGATTTTGGTTTCGGAAGTATCGCATATTCCTTTATTGGGTTTATGGGTTACATCTATCAAATACCGTTCCTGATTGCCGTCAGGGGCGGTTTTTGACTATTTGACAAATTTGAAATACTGACATATAATATACTTAACAAGGCAGCCGGAAGGTGAATGCAACTCACCCGACCCGGCAAAATTTAATACTTAGTTATCATAGAGATAGCCGTTCCTAAACTTTTCCAGAGAGCAGGACGGCTATTTCTTATGTGTATAAGTCAAAATCGCAACGATTAGTAATGCTGTAGTAAGTATTATCTGCAATTCTTCGTATGTACTCATAATAATCACCCTTTCTGTAAGGCTCAGATCAGATGAGAGCACGTCCCCCGGCTGCACGGTTAAATATATTATATTGTCAATGATCAAACAGTTTAATTTGTCTTAGTAGCTACTAATAATTTGATTGTATTGTCTATATTTGTTTTGCTACTATTTTCCAAAAGTTTCATATCTTCGATAGAAAGATCAATATAAATATCAGAATTCTTTACATGAATTTGGTAATCACTATGTTCACTTTCTCCGACACCATATCCAAGAGAAGAAAGATAATCTAAAAAAGTAGTAGTCTTTTTGATATTTACCTTACTTTCCTCAATAACTCCACCAAGTAAATCATTTACCGTAACATGGAAATATTCAGCAATAGATTGTACTGCATCAATAGAAGGGGTTCGTTGTCCTTTTTCCCAATAATTTACAGATGCTTGTGCAACTCCTAAATCATTAGCTAATTTCTTTTGTGATAAATGGTGTTTGGTTCTAAGTGAATATAGTATGTCTTTAAATTCCAAGTTGTGCCACCTCCTGTTGATAACTAGAATAACACAACCCACTTAAAATATAAACACTTTTGTTATTGACATGATAACACAATAGTGATAAGATTGCAATAACAAAACAAATCACAATAGTGATTGAGCGAAAGAGGGTGTAAAAATGATAGTTAATAATTCTAAATTACAGATTGCTTTAGCATCAGCCTGTATGAATCCTTACGATTTATGTGCAAAGATAGATATTTCATATCAGACATACAGAAGGATATCAACTGGGAAAAGATGCAAAACAGCTACAGTTGGAAAAATTGCAAAGGCTTTAAATGTTCAGGTGCAAGATATTATTGAGTTGGAGAGTGATTAAATGAGATACCGGATTGAATATGCTGATGGTAAATGTTGCAGCTTTGCCAACAGCAGCAGAGATTTAATTGATTGGTTGAAACTTCTGAAAGACGAAACAATCAGTGACATCAGAAAGATTTATAAAAGTGGTGCTACTGATTCAGTCAAAGAAAAATATCAGAAGTATATCAATATTTAGAGGTGTTGCAGCACCGTGAAAATTTTTAGATGTAACCAAAACCAAAGGGATGTATTTTATAAAAATAAATTATGGAAAGGGGTGAGATAAGAAAATGAATACTTTGTACAAAGGGTACATAAAGACAAAAGGCAAGAAAGCTATTGAAGCATTCAAAGACCGGACAAAATACCGCACTTATGACGAAGTGAAGAATCTTGAAGGGTTCGGTGGTGTTCTTGCTGATGATACCATCCTGATAGATATTGACGATGCTGAACAGTCTGAAATTTTAATGAACATTGTGGAAGAATATCAGCTTGATTGCCGGGTGTATTGTACAAGCCGGGGCAGACATTTTTTATTTAAGAATCATAGTATTACAAGGAACAGGACACACGTACCGCTTGCGGTTGGTCTGACAGCAGATATAAAACTTGGTACACGTTCATCATATGAAGTAATCAAGATTGACGGTGAGGAACGCTTTATTGAGTGGGACATTGAAGAAGGTGGAACATATCAGGAAGTTCCAAAATGGTTGTTCCCGGTTCGTACAGCGGTTGACTTTCTTGATATGGATGCAGGTGACGGACGCAATCAGGCATTATTCAATTATATCCTGACACTTACATCAAATGATTTTAGTGTTGATGATACAAGAGAATGTATCAGGATTCTGAACAGATTTGTTCTGAAAGAGCCGTTATCTGATGATGAACTGGAAGTGATTCTTAGGGATGAAGCATTTCAAAAACCTGTATTCTTTTGTGATAAGACATTCCTGTTTGACCGTTTTGCAACATGGCTTAAGAATAACTATCATGTAGTAAAGATAAATAATCAGTTACATATCTACCAAAATGGTATATATGTAGAAGGTGAAAATTTAGGTACTGTCATAAGGGAAAATATACCAGATATAAAGAAAAATCAAAAAGCGGAAGTGTTTGACTGTTTGAGAGATATTACAGAGTGTAAAGCACAGGCAGATGCACGTTATATAGCATTCAGGAACGGTGTGTTGGATATTGTGACCGGACAGATGCAACCATTCAGCCCTGATTTGGTTATTACCAATCAAATACCTTGGGACTATAACCCGGAAGCCTACAGTGAACTTGCTGATGATACACTGAACAAATTAGCTTGCGGTGATCAACCGATCAGGGCATTACTGGAAGAATGTATTGGCTATTGCTTTTACAGGGCAAATGATTATAAAAAGTCATTCATGCTAACAGGAAAAGGAAATAACGGTAAAAGTACATTCCTTGATTGTGTCAAAGCAATTCTTGGTGATGGGAATATATCAGCACTTGACCTTAAGGAATTAGGGGACAGGTTCAGCACATCAATGATGTTCGGAAAACTGGCAAATATCGGTGATGATATTGGTGATGATTTCCTGCAAGGTTCACAGGTGGCAACATTCAAGAAAGTAGTTTCAGGTAACAGAATCAAAGCAGAAAGAAAAGGGCAAGACCCTTTTGAGTTTAACCCTTATGTGAAGCTGCTGTTTTCAGCAAATGACATACCAAGAATGAAAGATAAGACCGGGGCGGTATTAAACAGGCTTGTAATTATTCCATTCAATGCAAGATTTACAAAGTATTTACCAAGTGGTGAAATTGACCCGGATTACAACCCTAAAATCAGATATGAACTTGTTGAACAAAGTTCAGTTGAATATTTGATCAGAGTAGGTGTTGAAGGACTGAAAAGAATCATTGAAAATCAGGGATTTTCAAAATCAGATGCAACAGAACAAATGGCAGAAGAATATGATTTGATGAATAATCCTATAAAAGGATTTTTTGCAGAACAGGAAGAAGGGTATATTTTCAGGGAAACAGTTCAGGACATATTTACAAGATATCAACTATATTGCAATGATTGCGGTATTAAACCGGAAACAAAAATTTCTTTTGGTAAAACTGTAGCTGAAATGTTTCAGGTTGAAAGTAAGAATACAAGAGTAAACGGTAAACAGGTAAGATTTTATAAACAAATATAGCTTTAATAGCTGTTGTAGCTTTATATGTAGCTGATAAAATATTGTAAATTCAATTATTTTTAGAATCAGCTACAGAAGCTACAAAAAATGATAACTTCTTT